AGATAATGAGGCTGGAGTTGAAATGGAAAGGGGAAGGGCTAGGAATAGAAATAGGGATGAGACTGAAAGTATTGTTTCTGGTTCCAGTATTGCATCTGCATTGCAGGCTAAACATGCGTCTGATCTTTGAATCTGAACGTTATGACCGTGGTTTGGAAAAAATGGTGCCGTGTTCACAGAACGTAAAAGTCATTGAAGATCACCATCACATGAAAGATTTTTATTTGTCGTATCGTGGTCGGGAAATTTATTTGCCGATTGAGCAATCGACAATGGACAGAAACATTTATTACAAGACAACTGGTGACGGTAAGCCATTACAGTTGGAAGAAAAGAAAGCTCAAGAGACTGGAGCAAAAACAGCATGACCGAATATAAATTTGCACCAGTCAGAACTGGCAAATCAATATTAAATGTTTATCCGAAAGCTGAACAGTTAGATGAAGTCGTTCAGGTACTTAATAAATGTTTGACTCATACTGAATACTTATTAGTTAACTGTTCACATGAGTTTCCTGATCGTTCATCGTTAAGAGCTTTGCAAAACGACTTATCAGAAAGTATTAATAAGTTAAAAAAGCTATCAGATTCAAAACCTTAATTATACCATTTCGCATAATGTATAATATGTTAAAAATCAATAACTTAGAGTAATAATAATCATGACACAGTATTTATATAAATGCAAGAAATGCGGAAAACAATTCGAAAATCATGCGTTTTACTGTGTCCATTATTACCAGTGTCGAGGGTAGGTTATGGACTACATCGTTTGGTATTTCTTCATATTTGGAATACTTGCTCATATGTATTTCATCTACAAACTAACACTCAAATATTTGGAAATTAGAAAAAATGGCGTTCCTTTGTGAAGAAATAAATACTCAAACAAAAGAATGTCTCAAGTGGGTTGAACATTCCTTTGTTCCAACTCTAACAACCGCTGACAGAGACACATTAATTTTGTGGGCTGTTGGCATCTTTGTTGTTGTCTTTGTAGTCAAACAAATACAACGACTTCTATGACTAGGAGAAATGTCATGAATGAAAAAACTCAAAAACGTTTAAACGTTATCAATCGTCAAAACATCAAAAAGTATGGCACAGGTGTTGTACTTTCTGCGGGTCTAATGGGTTCTGTTAGTCCTGCATTTGCATTAGATGTAGCTGCTGCAACATCGGGTTCAGATGCAAACTCTAACATTGAGTTAGGGGCTACATTTGTACTCACAATTTCCGTTTTGATTTTCTCGGCTCGTAAAGTTATCGGCTTCTTTAGTCGCTAATTGGGGGCGATGCAATGGATGAATCTACAGTTAACTGGTTTATTTTGATCATTCTTTGCATCGCTTTTGCTAGATTGCTTAAGTGAAATATTTAAGGGATTACATTATGAAATTTTTTAAATATTTGATTTTTATTTTACTTAGCTCAATTTCATTTGATGCATTCTCTGCAATCTATCGTGTTTCTTATGTGGGAACCATTTTAAGTCAAGGTGAATTTTCTTCTTATTCTGAAGCATGTAAATCAATTGTTGGAAAAGGTACGGTACAAGGTGAGATCACTGCTGTTTATCCAGCCGGATCCGATTGCCAATTCAGAGCTGGACAATCTACATATTATGCAAATATACAAATTTTAAATATCAATTGTCCATCTTCTGTAACTTCTGAAAATAGAACTGGTGATATATCAAAATGGACACCTGATCAAACAACTTCTTATTTAAGTACTGTCCCGCAGTCTGCATGCTACGAAGGCTGTCGCTATAAATCTCCTTCTTTGGGTGCTGACAATACTACAAGTTTTTCAATTACATACGGTTATCCCAGTGCTGATTCTGCATGTGCAAATATTACAAATAAACCCGTAATTCCACCTAATCCTTATGAGAACGAAAGCACAGCATGTAAAAATGGCGAATCATATTGCGACAAACCTCAAACAGGTTGTCCAAGTGGATATACAAGTGGTTCATTTAATGGAAAAGAAATTTGTGTAAAAAACAATCCTGATCCAACAAAACCTAATCCGAATGACCCTAATAATGGCGGTGGAAAATTCGATGATTCTAGAATAATTGCTGCTATTAATGATTCAAAAAATGCGATAACGAATTCAATAAATAATGCAGTTGATTCTATTAGTAATTCTATTACTTCAATTAAAGATTCAATTGCTAGTGTAACTACTGCAGTAAATGCGAATACTTCTGCAACAAATGCGGTTAAATCATCAGTAGATGCACTACACAATACAATCAATGCAGTAACGACTGCTGTAAACAACAATACAAACCAAGTCACTAGTTCAGTCAATGCAAATACATCAGCTACAAATGCTGTTAAAGCTTCTGTCGATGCACTCAACAGCACTGTTTCTGCTGTAACGACTGCTGTAGACAACAACACAAAAGCAGTGAACGCAAATGGCGACAAAGTTGCTAACGCTGTTAAAGATAATATTACTGCAACAAATGCCGTAAAAGACGCTGTATCTAATCTAAATTCTTCAATAAATGCTGTTGCAGATTCAGTCAATGCCAACGGTGATAAAGTCTCTAATTCCGTGAATGCTAACGGTAAAAACACTGTTGATGCGATCAATGCTAATGGTAAAAATTCAGTTGATGCTGTTAATGCTGGTACAGAAGCTACAAAAGAAAATGGCAAAAAACTTGATGGTATTAATGAGAGTGTTAAAGAAGGAAATGGTCATTTAAAAGACATAAAAGACTATTTAAACGAAGGTAAAGATGCTCAATTTCCTGAAGATGGAAATACAAAAGTAGATATCAAAACAATTGATGCTGGTAAGTTTTCAGAAACTATTTTTGCTTCTTCAGCTCAATGCCCAGCCAATAAAACACTAAGCATGAATTTTCTTGGTCGTCGTGCATTTTCATATACATTCGATTTTTCAGAATGGTGCTATTACCTTGGTTTGTTGGGTAATTTAATTCTTATCTGTGCGTACATTTACGCATCAAACATAGTTTTAAGGAGTTAAAAAATGCCAGCTTTTTTACTTCGACTAGCCATGTGGTTTATGGCTTCTTTTGCTTCTTCATTCATCTTAAAAATTCTTGTTGGTGCTGGATTGGCTGTCTACACATATTCAAAAGTAGATGACCTTGTAGCAATGGCTCAAAGTGAAATGCAATCTTTATATGGAAACCTACCAGCCGATGTTTTAGGTGTTCTTGGCATATTAAAAATACCTCAATCAATGAGTGTGATTATGTCAGCAATGGCTATAGCTGCTTTTATTAAAATGTCTAAAGTTTTTATAGGTAAAGCAGAATGAGTATTTTAATATCTGCACCAATTCGAACAGGTAAAACACTTTACGTTATTAAATTAATTTTTGATGAACTCAACAAAGGACGTCAGGTATACACAAATATTGTCGGTATCAATATTGATGGTGTTATCTCTGTTTCTTCTAGTCTTGGAGAACCTTTCGACTGGAGAGACTTACCCAACGGCTCTGTTTTGGTTTGGGATGAAGCGCATGAACATCCTGCATATTCAGAACAAGACTTGCTAAAAAATTATGAATTACAGAATAAATATCAATTTGATGAAATTATCGAGAAATTAACATTAGATACTCAACTCACTGTTTCAGAAAGAAAACAGAAAATTGATACTGTTGAAAAAGCATATAAAAAAGCATTAGACGCTAAAAAAGAAGAAATTAGAGATATTGGACGTTCATTGCTGTTACATGGTCATTTCGGTGTAGAAATCTATTTTATTACTCAACGAGTAACGAAACTTAATACTGATGTTTTAGCATCTGTGACCACTCATTTTGTTATGCGTCGCAAATTTGGTATGAAAGCTGCTTTGATTTGGGAATTTGGTGAAGCCATGACAACATGGTCTAAATCTACAGCACAAATTGCTTTAAATAAAAAGCTTTGGAAATATCCCGAATATCTATACAAATTCTATAAATCATCTGAAAACCATCAAGTCAGAAAATCTTTTCCTGCGGAGCTTATTGCTTATTCATGTTTGATAATTGCGTTACTAGGCTTCGGTACATACAAAATATTTGGTACAAGCTTTTTCGGCTTATTAGGAAATAAACAAGAAGTCGCATCAACTAATCAACAACCGCAACAAACTGCACAACCGATACAACAATTAACCCAAGATCAAATAGATGAACAAAATGCTAAAAATATGGGTGTAACACTGGCTCAATATAGAGATTTACAAAATCCTGAAAATCGCAATAAACAGATTGAGCAACAGCAATCTCAATACAATGCAACATATAAAATCAGTTATAACCCAGCCGATCCATACGCAACAAAAGTTACTGGAGAGTATCAAGCGACATCGTTGCCAAAATTTGCTGGTTGCATAAAATTCAATGGTAAATATACGGCTTATACTGAACAGGGTACAAAAATCAGTGATGTAAACCCATCAGCGTGTAAGCGCTTAATTGATGATGGTGATAGACCTTACAATTACTTTAAAGAGAAAAATAATGAAATGGTTGCTCAAAACAATTATTCGCAAAATAATCAACAAACTACTCAACAGGTTTCTATGACACCTCTCCAGTACGCTAAATATCAGCAATATTTAGAATCTCAGCACGTTCAAAACAACAGTGTAGATGCTAGATTAAATGCTAGGGTAACAAATGGCGCAAATGATCAAGCGGGGTTTAATAATGCATTTTGATTCTCACGTTAGAGCTTATAAAATTTATTTATTTAGGAAATATTTTCCTACTAAAGCTTTATTTTTTATTATTTTATTTGTGTTTGCTTTAGGCTTTTTATTAGGTAATGGTTATGGCGCTATTACCTGTAAATCTTTTATTTCTTTGATTCACAACTAAAAAATTAAACGAGTGTCTACGAGTGACGAGAAGCTATTAAAACATTGAAATTTCTTTTCTTTGATTACAAGCTCCCTTATGATTTTAAACAGCAGTTTTAGAGCGTCCGTAGGCGCGAACTGGAGAAAGATATGACATTTCAAGAAGCATTTGGCATTGTTGTTCTATTTCTTATATTTGGCTTTATTTCATTTATATTCATCGTTCATACTTTACGTGACTGATTTCGCATAATATACCAAGATTATGTTACTTGCACTGCAACCTATTAAAATGTCATTTTCCCAACCAGAAAATGGCATTTTTTGTTTGCGAAAATTGCAGTGCATTTAACATCAATCTGCATTATGCGACTTCAGGCTTTGTTTTCCCTGCGCAGCGAGTAGGAGCTTGCGAACGCACGAAGCGAGTAGGGGAAAACAATTATGATGTCGCTTCCCTAAATGTAAAAAAAGTCCACCATCTCTAGTGTGGACTTAACTCCGGAATTTCGGACTATTTCCTACTTTATTATTTTCACTGTACCACTGTTACTAACTTCCAATAGCTCTAAACCTTCTTCTACAAGAATATGTATTAGCTCGCTATCTCTTAATGGCTGTTGTCCTTTTTGAATTAAAATTTTGTTTAATTCAACTGCTTTCTTTCTGAGCATTTCTTGCTCTTGATCGTTTATTCGAACGCTTTGAACCATTTTTTTCATACCAGTATCAACATGTGGAAAATCATACATGTATTTTTGCATGCATGTATTGCGCATACTTGCATATTTGTGTTAAGTTCCGCTTTATGCATATTTGCATGCATGTGGATATTAGCTATGTTAGACAAAATCGTAATGCATATTCCTATTGATGCTTCTTTAGTTGATATCACTGAAGATGGTACTCATTGCATTTTAGGTTTTGACATGCTTGATCTTGATCTTAAAAAAGTTGGTTCTTGGGATGTTTACAAAGATGAAGAGGGTAAAACTCAACATCGTGTTTTAAATCATGGTTGGGAAAGATTACCGACATCTCATACAGCTATGGCTTTTAAATTCTTTCATGAGGGTCGTTATTATCCACATGTTGAATTAAAGGCCAGTCCTGCAAAGATTCTGCAAGGTCACAATGTTTATGGTTCTGACTGGATTGAAGAAGGTGCAATGGAAATGCTTGGTTATCTTGCTGAATCACATCCTACGCTTTACTCGATGCTTTGTATTTCAGAAACCGAAGTTTTACAGCTTGATGCAACTTATTCAGCACGTTTAAAAGATGAAAACCAAGTTGCACAAGCTCTTGATTTTATGCGTAACATGTCTTCAAGACATATCCGTAAATCACAAAAAGAGATTGTCTATAAGAATACAATTTATTTCGGCTCTGAACGATCAAAACGCTATGCACGTAAAGTTTACGGCAAATTTAACGAGTTTCAGAATCAACTAGAAGAACAAATCAAGTTATCAAAAGCTAATGATAAATGCGCTTTACGTGTTGTCAAAGTTATGTCTGATCCTGATTTACAAGCCTGGGCAAAAGGGCTGTTACGCTTTGAAACCGGTATCAAGAAATATGTTTTAAAAGAACTCGGTTTACCAACGAATTTATTTCAACTTATACGCCACCAACGTGAAAATCCTGACTTTTTAAAAGACCTATGGGTCAAAGCAAATTCTGAAATATTTAAAGCCCTTGAGGGTTCAGCCATGAAAACTACTGATCACGATTCTATTTTTAAAACTCTGTGCAATGTCTTTGGTACTGTTACGCCTACAGGTCGTGTTAGTACAACTAAGGCAAGAAATCTATTTAATTTTTATTGTGCTTTAGAAATTCATGGCTGTGAAGCAATGAAAAAACAATATGGAAAATCCCAGTTCTTTGCACAAATGGCAGACTTGATTCTTGCTGGTTATTCAAAAGCATATCTACAGAATCTGCATATTGATTCTAAAAACAACGTCATACCGTTTATCAAACTCGTAGAAATCAACTTCGAAACTCAAGTACCGCCAAACTTTATAGAGCCTGTCTCTACATTCAATCAACGTCAATTAAAACTCGTATCTTAAGGTGAATCTCATGTCTCAATTAATTTTCAAAGCAAAACTTATAAATGTTGATCAATCAACAACCGAAAAAGGGCTAAACATGCGTCTGATCTTTGAATCTGAACGTTATGACCGTGGTTTGGAAAAAATGGTGCCGTGTTCACAGAACGTAAAAGTCATTGAAGATCACCATCACATGAAAG